CGGGGGGGTGTGGTCTATCATAGGAAGTACCGCCTCCTCCGCCACCGCTCGAATAGCCACCTGCCGATACGTCACCGGTAGAGTAGAGCGGTATATCTACTTTAAGTAGCGTTGTTCCCTCTTGCGTTGTGGTGTCAAGCGATAAATGTCGCAAAATCTCGCTAACATTGAGGTTTGAGGTTACGCCACTAATCGTCTGCTCTATGAGTAGGTCATACTTAGCCAATAACTTATAAACAGGCGTTTCAGTTGCGCTCTCGTTTACACGCTCTATTAAAGTCTTGCTTATAAGCCCCAAGTTATCATAACTACTCATACTACCCGAAAGTAATACATTATCAATATACGCTTGCGTTGTGCTTATAGAGGGAGATTTGGTCATCACCTCTGTCGTGCTCTGCTCGTTTACTTCGGTCTGCGCATCCGCTTTTTGCCGTGTCTTTTGCACACTTAATGCTTTTGCTGCTATTGCCGCCACTTTTGCGCTTTTACTTATCCTCTTTTCGTCTCTTAATGTTACCTTGTATTGCGGTATTTCCCCGCTCTCGTCTATTTCTACTGTGTTAATCAGGACTAATTCGCTATGGTCTCCATCTACAATGTCGTCATCCTGAACGTGCATATACATACCCTCGCACAGCACTCTTCCTATATGATTTTCGGTATCCTCATCAACCCATCGTTGCATCTGCAGATTGTCTATCTCTGGCTCGTAAATATTCATCTGCTTACTCTTCTGTTCAAGCACCCTTACCGCCTCTTCATATAGCCTCGCACTTGCGTAGTCCACATATTCGCTTGGCATCTCAAGGTCTAACAGTACGAAATGGTCTTTTATTACATTACCATTTCCATCTATACGCCCATTGATAGGAGAATTACAATTTGGAAAATATAACTTTAATTCAGTATCGTTTATTCTCCTAACCACACATAGCCAATCGTCCGTTGCGCTTCGGTATGTAGCCTTATTTACCGCAAACTCTCGACCACCGCAATATCCGTCTCTCACAGCAAGAGTACAAATGCCCTCCGTTAAAGAAGTCTCTCTTAATGATGGGTCAAACCCAATCTGTTTTAAGGTAACGGTAAAAGTCTCGCCAGATGCGTTTGCCACTATACCCCATCTTGCGGAATTGACAAGTACCGTAATCTGCGAATCGTACGAAGTCGCATCTTCGCTAAACTGCAAAATAGCAGTTCCTTTCAGTCTTGCTGTCGCAGCCGTTGTGGTAGTAAACGTAAACAGCACGTGTTGGTCTTGATATGAGCCAAACGTAAACTCAAACGGAGAACCTTGCGATAAGTTCTCGGCATACCGATAGTTGATGCGTTTGCCGCCATAGTACAATTCAAGCAGCACATCGCATCCTATAAGGTTGCTTGCGGTAATATTGCAAAGCATTTCGTCTGTGACAGATAATTCCACCTTTCCAGCGTTAGTGAGCGTTGTGGAAAATATATCTCCCAAATCAACAGTAACAGTAGTTCCATTTACAACCCTTTGTCCAACGGAGTCATCTATCACGTTATCATACTTCCTGCCATTCCCTATCGAAGAGCCATCATCGCTTGGGTTTTCTGCCGCCACTATCTCGTCAATCCTCTCTGTTCCGTCTGTGTATATGCTTGTGCTTGGATAAAAGTTAGGGCTTCCTACTTCGGTAGATTCCTTTGCATTACGCACATCTGCAATAGTAACTTTCTCTATTGATGGATATATGTCATTATAATCATCGCTTCCGTCAAAGTAAATAGCCTTACTCCTTATGCCCCAAGTTTCTTGCGCTACAACGTTATCTATATATGCCTTGCTTGCGTCTTTCTCGTTATCCGTAGTCCCCCAATACGCCAAAGGCAGCATTAGGTTAGGGATATACACACTCGAATTATTATGTATGGCTGGCGTAATCTTGTTGTAGTATCTTGGCGGCAAGTTCCTTTCAGAACCATACACATAAAGCCTTGTAGCTATCTCGTTGATGTTGCTTATGTTTTTCGTTATAGACTTTAGCCCCTGCTTAGCCCCATTAACGTCACTCCCATAAAGAAACGCATCTGTGGTGTTGTCTCCGTCTGCAATAGACGCTCTACCTATGGTAATTGTGTGCTTGCTTGTGGTGGCGTTGTATGAATATATCCACCCTACGCCTATGCCGTTATATTTCCAAGTGTTATATATTAGACTAAGAGCCTCAAGACAAGTGCTGTTTGATAGAGAAAAAGCGTATGGTGTTTGAAACACGTCTAATAGGTCTCCGCTTGCTTCCATTACACGCACGTCCCAATCAGAAGAAACTACGTTAAGGTTTGCTTGTATGCGTTGCGCTATGCCATATATGTCCTCGTAGGTGGACACATCGGGAAGTGAGGTATAGTGTATGTTATTGTCGTAAAGAACCAAATCTCTAAACAGGCACTCCAATTCTTTCGTTGGGGCATATAACTGCATAGATTCGTACACATACGCTTCGCCATAGGTGTTGTTCTTAGACTGCTTCTTTGGTTGAGGTATGTCGTTTAACTTATATGTTACGCCACGATATACGCAAAAGTCTCCCACATTCCAATTAATGACAGCGGGAGACGATATTTTAAACTCAAGATAAGACACTTCGCCAAATGTGCCAAAATACTTTGGCATTCCTTGCGCTTTAGCGACCGCATTATTAGGAATAGGTATCGGAACGCTCTTATCGTATATGCTATATCTTGCCATATCTATAACGATAATACCACATTGATTTGCGGTGTGTTAATCTTAATCTTTATCTTAAATCTAAGTATCTTTTCAGTCACAAGAACTCCGTTACGTAGCACATCCTGCTCCTTGTATTCAGCATCATCATCTACTTCGGCAAGCCTCGCATTGCCTCTGCCGATGCCTAAAAACTCGCTATAAAAGGAGAACACGCCGCCCGCAAGATAAGATGTGAAGTTGCTAAGGTTTGTAAAAGGACTGCCGCTCGTAACCTTACATTCAAACTGCAACTCACATTCCGCAGGTTCGTATGTTAAGGTCGCAGGCATGTATTCATCGTCACCACTCTCGTCAAAATACGATTGTGACGATATGTTTTTAGCCTTTAGTTCGAAATATGCGGGCATATCAAGTATAACAATACCATATTCAGCGTAAGTATCTATCACGCTGCCACCTACTCTTTGTAGTAAAAATCTATATCCGTTTATAGCCATATTTCAATGCAAAATTAATAATTATTTTTTATATCGTAATAAAAGAATACTCCTATTTATTGATATCGTTGCTAAATTAATCAGTAACAAGTAACGCACCTTTCTCTATCTTTATCATACTGAATCTGTCGAGAGCATTTTCCACCGCTATCGCTGTTCTTAAAGAGTATGACTCTATATTGCGTATTGATTGTATGTAGCTCTCGTTTATGATTGAACTAATGTTGGTAACAGCAGGTGCTATCTCGGTAATTATGCTGTATTTTTGCATAGCAACATCAGCTCGTATGGCGTTTATGTAAGACGCTAATAGTTGTGCCGTGTCTTCGGTTACTCCGCTAATCATATTGTCTGAAGAGTTGCTTGAAGATAATCCATAGTTGTCTTGAATGTATGCAAGCAGTTCGTTAAACTGACCCGCCTTTTCTTCTACTGACGACATGGCGTTATCTATAATCGCCATCGATTCTTTGAGTCTTTCCTCGTCACTTAGCGTATTATCAACACCCCATAATGCTTGTATCTTTGCTATCGGGTCTGCGAGTTGCTGTATCAGCACCGAAGATATAAGGTCTTTCACCATAGTGTTAGCCACATTCGACACTATGTCGCCCAAGTCGGTAGCGGCGTCTCCCGTGCGCACAAACGCATCAATCATTTTGTCCGCTATTTCTTCTGATAGGTCGCCAAACATATCCGCAATGCTTTGATTGATGTTATCAATCGCCTCTTTATACTGATTCCAAAGCTCTAATTGTTCGTCAAAAAATTGCCTTTGCTCGTCAGTTGTCAATTTGTTATACCACTCGCTTCCAACAAATTTCTCAAGGTATTCGTAATTAATTGAGTCATCTTCGTTATATAGCTCGGGAACAATGTCTTTCAAATAAGACGAGGCATTCTTTTTAGTGTACACCCTAAATTCTCTTGGCTCTGCATCTCTGGAAACGTTGCCATAGGAGTTAAATTCACGAAACACCCATTTCGTATATGCCGTTTTCCGTTTTGCCATTTCCGACAACGCTTCATTGGCAGCGTCTCTCCAAGATTGAATTTGAGATAGCTTATCATCGCCAAATATAGTACTTGTCGCATCCGCTGCAAGTAAAGCCTCTATCCTTATTTGAGACAACATATGAATCCACTCTTTTTGAGCCATCCTTACTTCGCTTTCAAATTTTAGCGTTTCGGTACTATAATCCATTAGAGCAGAAATAGCCTCAAGCACTACCTTGACAATCATTGTTATCCAATCGGATGATTTAGCGATGTTTTTAAATGCTTCACCAAATGTCTTTGCGCCATCTTTAAAGGCATCTATAATCAAGCCAGCCATATCCGAAACAACATCCTTTATGTTATCAAAGGTCTTTGCGATGCTTTTTAACCCTTCATCATCTTTCACCTCTCCGAGTTCTGATAGCGATTGAGAAACATTGCTAAGACCGCTCATTATTTCCGTAAAGGTCTTCTTTATCCTACCTGTCTTCTCAATAAGGTTGTCGCTGTATTTGCCTCCGAAAAACTCTTTCATCTTCTTTTTTATAGCCTCTATATCCAAGTCAGCGTCGCCAAGCATTGCCTTTAAAGCGTCATCAAGTTCGCCATTGTCAAGCTGTTCTATTAGTTCTTGTATTCCGTCAAGATATGTATCGATAGTCCCAATGCTCAATTTTGATAATCTGTCAAAATTAGTCTCCCCTTCTTTAAAAATGCCTTTTTTTTGCATCAACTCGGCAGCATACTCTTGCCCAAGATTAGCAAGTTTCTCTTCGTAAATCTTTTTCTCGTAACTTTTTTGCAATTCATAAGAGTTTTGTAAGAATACTTTTGTTTCCTCATATAAATCTGGATACTGCTCCTTAATGCCCTCTAACCATTCGCCAGCATTAATGTAGCTACTATTCATCTTTTTACCTTTCGACCTATAATCTGATGCTACCTTTGAGATATTGAAAGACGCTCCGCTTCCCTTAATAAACCAATCTTGCTCCTTTAAGTCGCTCATAAAGTCTTGTAGATTCTTAGCATCCTCGAACACCTTAGACACCTCCGAAGTGGCATCATTTACAGCCAGCGAATTGTATTGGCTTTCTAAGTTTTGAGCACCCGTAACATCTCCAGCAGCTCGCAATTTTGCAGATATTTTAAGTATTGCTGTGGTTATGTCTTCCATGCTCTTTATTTCTTTATTGGCACTTTCTGGGCTTAAAAGCATATCCTCTGCAATCATAGCCCTGCTTGACATGATTCCTCTTCTCTTAATCAATCCCGGCTGCTTCTTTTTCGGAGTGCTGGTATCGTTACGCAAGGCTACCGCATAGCCGTCATAGTACTCCTTGAATCCCGCCATATCGCCCTTAGCCCTAAACTCCTTATATTTCGCCACGAGCCCATCTACGTGCTCCGAGCCAGCGTTGTAAGCGATGTCTAATATAGCCTCGTACCATCCTTGAGAAATCTCTAATCCATCCTCTAAAGCCCTCAATAGGGGAGCTTCTGCTTTCGCCACATCTTGACCAAAAAGTTCCAGAGCCTTCTTTTCGTCTATCTTCATTCCCTTCGTTACGTCATTGCCTGTGTGACCATATCCGATAGTGAGGACATCCTCTACTTCTTTTCCGTTTATGTCTTTATATTTTGCCTGATATGCCTCCGCCACAAAATCCTCGCTTCCTTTCAGTATTTCCAGAAAATCATCTGACGCACCTGTGACCGAAACGTCTAAAATAGCCTTAGTTATTACTTTCTTGTCTTGCAGCCCTACTGCCATTTCAAACAACTCTTCGTCCGATACCGAAAACTCGCCCTTAAGGTCTTTGGTTTTACCCCTTAATTCTCCTTGTGTTTTTACTATGTTTAACAACTCTTTTGCTTGTAGTTTCCAAGAGTTTATTTCTATCTTTTCTATGTCGCTTTGGGGCCTTTTGGTGCTTTTCTTGTCTTTATTCGCTCTCCATACGTTTTCTGGTACGCCAAAGTCTTCAAAGTAATTCTCATATTTAGATATTATACCCTGATAAAACTCTTTGCGCTCCTGCATATGCTCTGCGGGCAACATAGCTAAATTAGTAATAGCCTTATGATACTCATTAACTTGGTCGTCAATATTAGACGCATATGTTCCCTGATTTAGCGACGACACGAAAGGTATGTTCCATTTTTTTGCAAACACCTCCCATGCTTCTGGGGCTTTAGTAAGCAAATCGTAAGCGGCTTTATGTTTTTGATAATTTGCGGAGCTATAAAATTTATTAATCTGCTTAAAATCATCTTCTTTATATGCGGTATCTGGAGAGTTTAGCATATTAGTAACCTCTTCAAGGGAGAGCTGCTTGGTTGATGGCTCGCCATTCTCTGTGATAACTATCTCATAGACCGGCTTATATAAATCTATAAACTTCTTCTCCGCCTCTACCTTAGCCAGCCTTATCTGCTCGCCTGCGTCTTCTGGCGACAATTTAGAATTATTGATTAGTTCTTCCTTTTCTCTATACGCATCCTCTATGTCAGTCCTTGCGGTTATCTCTTTTTCCGACAAGAAGTTACCAAACCCTGTAAACAGAATAGATATCTCTTCGCTTTCTTCCGCTATCCTCTTCTCTTCTTTCATTATTTTTTCAGCATAATCGGTAGCATAGTCTAAGCTATTCGCCAGCTCAAGATACATACTCGAGCTGACGCCACTCCCTCCTTTTGCCCAACTCTTAATTCTATTACTAAAGGATACCCCATACCAATCGCTAAAAACATTGTTAAAGACCTTTTGAAACAGATTATGCATTACGGCAGGCTCTAACTCGGAAAAATTTTCTTCTTTTATCAAGCTCCTTATGGCTTGCTCATAATTAAGCGAAAATTGATTAGCAGAGAACTTGCTTTTCATGTCTGCCTTTTCGCCCCCAGTAACAGCTTTCGCCATTTTCATACGAGCCTTTTCCGTGCCGACCGATTTAGCAATCTCTACCCTCGACTCCTCAAGGGCTTGTTCTGCGTTTTTCTTATATATAGCCTCTCTCGCACCATTAGCCTTTATGGCGATTAGGTCATACGAGTCAGCCTCGTGCATAAGATTAGACAGATATTCCCCGTAAGAGCTATTAATCTTTGATATGGCATCTCTATATTTTTGACTACCCTCTGTGGCTGCGTTTAGCCTATCAGTCCACATCTGAAAACTCGCTGCCGTAGAGTTTGCGTTGCTGAAGTTTTCTTCTCTTATTTTCTTTAACTCTTTATTGAGTTTTGTTAGATTATTATACACCACAGCAAGAACACCTGCGATTGCAACAATAGCCCCCGCTATGCCAAGTGACATTTTTTGAGACGCACTCATAGCTACCCATATCTTTTGAATCGTATTTAGTTCGGTCTTAAGCCTACCAATAATACCCGTTAGTTTTGAACTATTTATGGCAACATCTTTGCTTAAAAGAGATATAAACATCAACGCTGACTTCATTGCCGTAAGAGAGGCGACCGAAGTAGCTATAAGACCAAGCCACGTTCTCCAATTTTCTATCATAGCCATAACTGCATTCACGCCGCCTTTTAATATTCCGCTTGTGTTACTACCCATATCATTTACCATGATTTGGTACGCATCAACAAGGTTGGATACCATTCCTTTTAGTGTCTGTGCTTGTATTTCTTGCATTTGATAGAACTTACCACCCTCTTCGGTCATATTCTTAAACACTTTCTCTACCATATCGAAAGTAACCTGACGGGAAGATATCTTATCAAACACTTCCGCTGCGCTTACCACTCTGCCTTCCACCTCTTCAAACTGCTTTGCAAGTTCAGTTAATATAGGGATACCTGCCTCTGTTAATTGTCGCACCTCTTGACCCCTCAAGAATGACGCACTACGAATTTGTCCGTATGCCAACACGATACGATTCATATCAACGCCCAATCCGGCACTTACATCGGCAAGCATCTTTGTTGTTTCAAACAACTCGTCCGTTGGGATAGAGTATGCAGATAATTGCCTAACAAAGGTTACTAAATCCTTAAACTGAAAAGGAGACTGCACGGCAAGCTCTTTTATTTGCCTAAAGATTGTTCCAGCCTTTTGAGCGTCTTGCACTATGGCTGCGAGAGATGTTTGCTGTAATTCAAACTCTCCGGTAATCCTAACAATATCTTTTAAAAATGTACCTACGGAACGGAGAGATATATAAGAAGCCATTAAGTTCCATACTTGTTTTAGAGTGCCGCCGGTATTTAACATGCCAAGACTATTGATTTGTCTCGTAAACTCCCTTTGTGCCTCTTCTCTATCTTTAGCCTCTTTTGCTATCGCTCTTGCGGTCGCTTTTTCCTCTTTCTCTAAGAGCCTTAGAAATTCACGCTCTCGCTTAGCTCTTGTCTTTTCGTCTTCCTTTCTTTTTTTCTCTTCCGTTCTTTGATTTGCGGCTTGCTCGGCAAACTCCAGCTTCTTTATAAACTCTGCCCTCGTGCTACCAAACCTCTTATATAAAGTATTTTGCCTCTTAAAATTACCCTCGAACTCTTGAAGAGCTCTCATAGCTTCGGCGATGCCCATAAGTCTTTCCAACTTAACACTATCTGCATTACCTATGTCTTTAAACATTTTTTGGAGTTTCTTTTTAGCCTCGTCTCCGCCCTTTACAAACTCCTTAATATCCATGCCGAGCGCAAGATAAATCGTTCCTAATGTGTCTGCCATAGCCGTCTTTTTTTTATTTGTTGTTCTTTCCGGCTAAACTTATCGGAGTAAAGCCTTCTCTATTTTTTCTTCTTTCGTTAAATATTCGTATCGCCTCTTCTGCGTCACTCGCCTTTGCGGTTTCGCCACCTACGCTCTTTGCGGTTTTATATCTATGCAAAGCCGTGTCGGTAAGCAATAGTTCTATGTACGCATTAGAATATCCCCAATCATATAACCATCGTGGCACGCTCACTAAGCCAAACAAAAATGTTCTCGAAGCAAACAAATACGGATGGTCTTTCGCTACTAATCCCTCTGTTCCAACTGACGTTCTTGGAGAACAGTTTCTATCTCCGTCCTCGTCAGCATCTTCATTGTATCTTTTAATCCTGTCTGCAATATCATAATCTCGCAATATGGTTTCACTTGTACTTTTTTTTTACAAACCTCACATATCGCTAAAAGCTCTTCATCGGAATATTTATCCCACATCATGCGCCATAGCGCCCAATGAAACAGCCTTATCTTCCAATACGAATTTAATATGTACGCTGCCGCTATTCTTGTAGTAACAGTATCTTCGTAATCGCCTTTTTTTTCGCTATTCTGTATAGCGGTAATCTTTCTTATCGTACCTCTTCTAATCCAACTTATCCCTACAATTTTCTTGCGGTACTTCATTGGTATTTTTGTTGATGTGTCAGCCTTTAGGCTTTCAAGCACCATTTCGCTTTCTCTTTTTATTGCCATAATATTAAAAATAAAAAAAAGGGTGGTGGTTTTTATCGCCGCCACCCCTTTCGTAATCAATAGCCCGTTTACGGAGTAGTCTCGGTGAAGTCGCCAAATACAACGTCTCCATCCAAGTCGCCAGATACGGGAGGAGTAAATGTGCCCTTCAGCTTAATGCCGATAGGCTGGTTAGAGATATTATCTGTAACCAAGTTAGCGTATCCGTGGAAGTTCTTGATGATAAGAGATGTCTTTCCGTCTTCGGAAATAATCATCAACATACCCTCAATAACCTTTAAATCCATATCAACTCCCGTGAAAGACCAAGTGCCTGCCGCACCCGTTGCGCTTGTATCCGCTGTTTCGTCAAATGAAACCGGAGCGGTCGCAGGAACGGTAAACGCCCAAGACAAAAGGATGTCATCGGTAGCTGCGATAAGAACATCAATGTCCACATCGCCCGGCTCTGCGGTAGTAGTCCACGGTTGGGTTTTGCCGTAAATCTTAGAGTTGTTAATAGTTGGTTCTGCTGGAGCAAATGTTACATTGTCACGCAAAACAGGCAGCTCAAACTCCCATACAGGAGCAGTTGAGCCTAACGCTGCTCTTTTCGAGCACCATCTTACTGTGCTTATACCAACGAACTTACGCTGATATGCACTGATTCTATTGGTAATACTTGTGTTTCCCATTTTTACTGTTGTTTTATTAATATTTTACATTGTATTGATATAGAATGAAAACCCATACCATCGCTTCCCATTTGTATGCTTATCGGTCTATATATCATATACTCTTCCACACTTATTGGAAGGGCTCGATATACAGCCTCTTGCATCTGTTCAAGCAATTCTGTGTTTTCATACACTCCGTTATCTCTTGCAAAAATGTCTATTTGGCACATTCCGCTTCCTTTGCCTATATCGTCATATATACGAGAAGAGATATTAAACACTACAAAATTATTCATATTCGCCTGCACCGTCTTTGGTCTTGACGTAAATAAGTTTTCGCTTACTCCACCCAAAGCGTTATTCATTGCAAGCAAAATCTTTCTTATGCTATAATTTCCTAATATCATACCTGATTATTGTATTTTTTAAGCGCATTAAAGAAATACTTATATGATTCTTGCGCAGCCTTTTGATAAGTCTCCGTTAAAACGTTCTTCATAAGTATCCTCTCGACATATTGCGTATATTCAGTCCCCGTAGTTATGATGATTCCGTTATGAAAGGGAGGTCTCGCATCTCTTAATATGCGCACAGAGGTCTCAAGTCCGGTAGAGTCATCGACATCTACCTCGCCCGTTATACCCTCCCTTCTATAATTTCCATCGTAATCTGGCTTAAGATTAATATACTCTCCCTTTTTTACCTTTGCGTGTACGGGCTTTTTACACCCCCCAATATAATATATTCCACGAAGAGCATCGTCAATATATAGTCCGAAAGCGATTGACGTTATCGTGTTGCCGGTAAAGTTGCTGTATCCTGCGTTTTCTTTTGCGTCTTCCAGCAGCTCCTTGCCCCACGCTATAAGCGTATTCATGATAGCATATTCCGCCCAATCGGTTAATTTCTCTTCCATGAGCTTACATATCCTTGGAACGTTTTTCTGCTTTCCATCGACAACAACTGATATTTTCGCTTTTCTTCCCATTAGTTGTTCACCTTATTCCACCAAATATTCGTGCCTAAATTATTGACAATAAAGTCTATGACCTTTCCGCTTATTGTTCGTACGGTGTCCGTTAAGGTTATTGTGTCCCCTATTGCGACCTCAAAATCCACCTTTGGCATAGCGATTATGTAATCACTTACAAGCACGCCATCCCTTATTGTAGCCTTTGTGTTTTTATAGTTTCTACAACTACCTTCGAAAACCACAGTAGTAGTCCCCGTGCTAAAAGCGTTTACGCCACTAACATGGGTTATCACTACACTATGAGGAAAGCGAGGGTTCATAGTTTTCTGCCTTTAATAACGTTTATACCTACCGAAACTATCGGTTCTTGATATTGAGCGTATATGGTGTTAGCCATCTCTCGCAAGGTGCGCTTGTCGTAAGCCGAAGATTCCCAGCCACTCTCTTGGTGCTTCCACCCTCCATCTGCGTCATAAACTGCCCCTTTGACGGAAGGAGTGCTTGCGCACCACATATATAAATCTGCCCTACACAAGTCTTTGGTCTTTTTAGATAGCGTCTCCACCATCGTATCAGGCGCAACATCTCTGTCGAGCAAAATTGTATCTATGGCGTTATCCTCAACCGAGAAACCAACACAACCTCTTAAATAATCCTCAATACTCATAACACAATAGTTTTAGCCGTTTATTCTGCTGCTTCGTTAATCTTCAAGCGTAACACTTTCTCGATGTAGTAAGGAACAGGAGCGCAAAGAGACTCTGCCGAGAATCTAATGCCTTTCTTTGCTTTATCCTCTTGGATTGCGATAGCACCATTTTCTGTGTAGTAAACAGGGTCATCGCTTGTTGCAAAGATGTTCGAAACTCTACACCATTGGAACTCTCCAAACATACCAGAGTAACGTAAGATTACAGAGTTGGCATCAAACGCTTCCATCTCTTTTCTCTTAACAGTCATATCGGTTGTGTCGAGATACTGTGTGAAGCCGAAGTAATCGATAACTTCAATCTTAGGAAGCCTTCTTGCTGAAAGATAGCCCTGCAAGTCAGCATCTGTAACTTCATAATACTGCACGTTGGTAGCGTCAATCAAAAGACCAGACTTCCACATAGCAACCTTTGTTTTTGTGTCTGTGTGTCCGCAAAGCAAATCGTACGCAGTCCTACTCATTCTAAACACAGCCTTTGCAGGGTCTGCGCTAAGAATACGACTATTCCACGAGTAGTAGAACATATCTTCGAGGTCTCCGAGCGGTTTTGCTGAAGCAGAACTCCACGCCTCTTTAGCACCCTTGTTGTGAGTACCAAATCCAAAGCCACCACATTTCTTGGTGTTACTTGCTAATGGATGTACAGAAATCTTCATGTTTTCTATACCTCCAGAGTTGTTGAGTTTGGTTGATACGTACTCGCCCGTTGATTCGATTCTGTATCCGGTAAAACTTCTCTGTGCGTGTACGCCTTTAATAAGTTTTGCGGTATCGATAACAAATGCATCGTAAACACGATTATACAACTCGCCTACTGTACGAGAGAACTTGCGTGCGTCATCGTATGTTTTAGTAGAGAAAAAGTGTCCTTGCCCCATGCGAGGAATATCTCCCGTTTGTTTCTCAAGGCCTTGATTGGTAATGAGTGGAGTCTCTGCATCGTCAGCCAAGTATGTCGCCATGATAGGAACAGATTCGTTACCAATCATCTGAGCGAAAGTCCTTGTAGGGTTTTCATACGAAGCGAGGGCGTAAATAGTCTGCCAAGATTTTTCATCTTGCCAATAGTTAGGCTCTAAGCGGAAAAAGTCCGAAAGTGAGCCGTAAGCGTTGTCGCTATACATTAATGAACCTTTGATTAGTTCATAGAAATTAGCATCTTGTAGTCCTTGTGGTATCATAATAAATCCTCCTAAGCGTTAGTTTCGTTAAACCATTCCCAAACCATAAGGATGCTATCATTAAGATTAGCAAGTACTGCGTCAGGATAAGGGTTGGCGCAATTTTGATGAGCGTGCACAATGCCTACCGGAACATCTACAAGAGTGTAGATACCGCCAGCGATTATATCTTCTACTGATAGAGTACCGGGCTTGCAGTACATCGCTTTTGCGCTTCCTGCTTCTGCGGCTTCAACCAACAAAGCATTAGCCGTAACTGAATCTATCGATGTAGTAGTAACGGTAAAACTGATTGTTGTATCAGTTTCTGTCAATGTGCCAACTGCTACGGCTTTGCCCGTGCCTGCTATGGTGCTTGGAGCAACCATAACTACTGTTGTAGCAGTAATTTTAGGAGTAATCGCATTTTTAAACAATGTGACTACGGTAGTGCCATTAGAAGCATCTGCTTCTACTGACTTTACTTTCCATACTTTCAAGAATTTTGCTTGGTGTGTACTCAATGTGTATTCCACAGGAGTACCAGCAGCAATCTTCTCACCTTCTACCAAAGTGTTTTTCACCTCCGCACCATGAACACGATATTTAACCGCATCCAAAAGGAAAGGAAGTGTTCCACCAACCTTCATAGAGTAAGTACTCGAAGAATTGTAATGTTTTTCCATTTGCTGAAATTTTTAGTTATTAAATTCTGTTTTCTTTTTTGAGTCTATCGTAACGTGCTTCAGCATTTTTCTTCCTATCATCTTCGGAAACATTTTTAGGAGTTAGAATCAAGGCATCCATCGGTGCGTATCCAGCCTTTATCCTGCTGGTAATCTTTTCGTCATATTGAGTTTGAATAGGCTTGAAGTTATCCTCTATTGATTTCTCAACATCGAACGTGCTCTTCAAGATAATCAAATCCAAGATGTCTCCATCTTCACACTTTTGTTTCTTTGCCATCTCCCTTATCGAAGATATAAGATTGTCCATTTTCTCCTTGTCGGCAGCGACCTTACGCTCCGCCTTGTCTTGTTCGTAAAATGCGGTAATCTCGTCAATCTTCGCAAGTTTTGCTTTTACATCGTCAGGTAACTCTACTCCGCCTTGCTCGGTTTTTCCGTCAGTTAGAGTTCTTTGTTTTTCAGCGAGTTGTTTTTCAACCTGCTCTTTTACCGTCTTTGCGACATCGTTATTGTACTGCCCGTTCATATCCTTCAAATCATCAACCGCATCGGTTATTACCTCATCGGTGACCTCATCTTCGGTTTTGTACTTATTGGCAATCCTTGACGCCTTTGCTCTTACGGTTCGTTCCGAGAGTGAGGTTTTTCCTAACCCTGCAACAATTTTTTGGTAGATTTTTTCTTCCATATTGGTTATTTTATCCCTTTTTGGGTGTTAATACAACACAAAAGCCGACACATAGTTGTTCCTATGAATCGGCTCTAAGGCTCTTATTCGGCTAAAATGCTCTATTCTTCTTTTGCCGTAACCTTTATCACGCTTGCCTTTCCGCAATGTTTGCAAAAGACTGATATGTAAACTACGCCATTGCCTTTTACTATCGTAATCGGTAGCATCTTGCCACATATCGGGCACTTCTCCCTATCAATGCTTTCGGTTAATAGCATAATACAACGCAAAGGTATATATATTTTTTATATCCATAAAAACGAATTTTTATTTTTTTTAATACCTTTATTTAAAATGTTTACCTTTGCAACAAATATTGGCTCATGATTGATACAAAAATCTACGATTTAGACATTGTTTTTGCATCTTTTGGAAAAGAGGTGTATTCCAATGAATACGCCAATACAATACGTGAGCAAAACCTTAGCATGACCACAGAAAAGATTTGGAATTGGATTCCACAGGCAGGATTCCAAGAAAAAGTTCTGTGTAATGATGCGGATATCTTGATTATCGGAGGTAGGCGAGGCGGTGGTAAGAGTTTATCAATGCTTCTTGCGCCTCTACGTAACATAAGCAATCCGCATTTCTTATGCGTGGGCTTCAGAAAAGAAGAGGCGGATATCCAAAGAGGTCTCTGGGCAGCATCGAAACCCGTGTATATGAGCGTAGGAGAGTCTCGTGAGACTGACTTCTCGTGGAAGTTCTCAAGCGGTGCTACGATACGCTTTGAGCATCTTCAGAATGAGCAAGAGGTGGATAGACGATTTCGTGGAGTGGAAGTGCCGTTTATGATAATAGACGAGCTTACGCAGATATCATTCAAGACGTTCTTCACGCTACTCGCATCTAATCGTAACACGGTTGGCATCCGCAATCAGTTCATAGGTTCGTGCAATCCAGTAGATAACACACATTGGCTGTATAAGTTCTTATCGTGGTATATAGACGAAGAGACGGGCATTATACGTAGCGATAGAAACGGAAAGAAGCGATACTTCTTTAAGTATGGCGACACGATAAATGAGGTAATGTGGGGAGACTCAAAGGAAGAGGTGTACAAAAAGGCTAAGCAGTACATAGATTCCATTTGGGACGAGGCTAATGAGGAAAGCGGATTAACAAAGTATGACCTTATAAACTCACTATGCTTCATAGAGGGAGAGTATTCGCAGAATAAGATATTTATTAAAAGAGACCCGACATACTTAGGCAACCTTGCGCAGCAGGGCGGAGTGCAATCATATAAAGACATAAAGGGGCTATGGGGCATAGGCGAGGGCGGCAATTGTGAAATAAGCGCAGATGACTTCCAAAGGCTATTCACTAATACAGCGCAAGGGACAGGCAAGATATATGCCATAGCCGATGTTGCCCTCACTCGTGACGAGTTTCTCATAGGGGCATTTGACGGCAATCATCTCTTTGATATAGAGTGCTTTGTTAATGTAGGCTCGGAGACCGCAGTAACGCTTGTAAGAAAGTTTCTAAATAAGCATCACATAAGGGAAGAGAACTTCGCTTTCGATAGTGACGGTATCGGTAACTATCTGAAAGAGCCGTTCCACGCAGGCTTGGGTGGCTCTATACCGTTTAATAACAACTCCGCAAGTTCTGATAATAAGATATGGTATAACCTAAAAGCGGAATGTGCAGAGAGATTCATCTTGGCAATACGAGAGGGCAATATAAGTATAGAGCCAGAGCTTCAGAGAAGAATCATGCCCGATGGCAAGACGCTTAGAGAGCATCTTGAGGAGCAGAGAAGGGTGCTCGTGAGAAAAGTAAACAGCACCGGTAAGTACCAACTAATCAGTAAGCCAGAGATGAAAGTTCTTCTCGGCAGTAAGCGTTCTCCAGACGAAATAGACATGATGCTTATGCAGCAGATTTTTAAGATAAACAATAAAACGGGCGAGTTCAAGGGGATTGGCTTGTTAAGATTTTTATAGATATGGCTAAAAAAGATTTTAAAGTAAAGAATGTTCTATACGCAGAGCCGTTTAGACAGATTATTCCTGAATTTGGAATACCAAGCAGAGAGACTGATGGGTTCTTATTTAATTCAGACATCTACGTTAATCCTCGATGGAGGATTGTTCCGCAAAGTGACTTTTTGAGACAACTTTATCCTTCGGGTCACAACATATTAGACCCAAAGTACTACCCAGATGAAATATCTCAAACAGAGGTCGATATTGAAAATGAAGATGGGACAGTAACAAGAAAGAAGATGTGGGTACGCAGAGAGGTGTCGAGAGTGGCGTTGCCATTGCAGTATGTGATAAAAACACAACAGAACATACACCTATGCGGTAATGATATATTCTTCAAAGACTCAAACAGCAATCCGTCTGAAGAGGAGAAAAAACTATTAAATGACGTTAAGCAACTATGGGAAGACCGCAATATGCAA